AAATATAGGGCCAAGAGTTGTATCAGCAGTAGAGCGAGTAAATGTAAACTTGAATCCTAGATACTCTTGCGCTGTTGCAGGATATGGGATACCACCTTCTGTAACAGTTTCACCCTGTGAATAGGTACCGATATTGTAGCTAGTGCCAGCAGAGTCAATAGACTGCAGGCTTAGACCACCATTGGTAGAGATAAATCTAGGAAATAGTAACTTAAATATCTTAGGCTCTAAGGTGTTATAGCGGATATAACCAGTCTGCATATAACCAGATGCAACCTTGACTCCGTATGATTCAATCCATATTCCATCGCCTGGAACAGCAAAGACAACTCTATCGGTAGCACCAAGGAAGTCTGTAGATGATGGGTTAACAGTCTCACCACTTGCACAAACATCCCAAGCATAAGCAAATTCAAGGCTATTAGGAACTACTGGCTGTGATAAATCAATGCGGATTAGACCTGACTCAGTACCTTGCAAGGTTGTTACATAAGCAAATTTATCCTTGAAAGTTACACTCTTGCACTCTGTATCTACTAGCAATGGTCCGTAACTTATGTCACCATCAGCAGATACCACTGCAACTCTTACGCCTTTATTAGTGCAAAGAACTCCAGAGGTACCAAGGTATACATCAAAGGCGTTTAATATCTCACCTTCTGGTAGGTCAACAACTACTGTTGGAACATTAAGTTCTGGGAATCCAAGAGCATTAGCATTAGCAAGATCTAAAGTAATCTTGTATAAAGATGATTGAGCTCCAGCATAGCCACCAACATAGAAAGCAGCAGGTCCTTCAGATATAGTTGTCCATATCCAAGATGGATTTGGGTGTTCATAAAGTGCGGTAGGTAAAGCGTGACCACCTGCAGTGGTTGCCTTATTAGAATCTAATTCATATAACTCTCTACCAATACCAGCAAGTAAGCGTTGCTTTGCATAACGCAGTGCTACTGTGGTAACTGGACCATCAAGATCATAGATATGACCATCAGATGTAGAACCAAAGATATTACCTCTATGAAGTTTGTCATTATCTGCAGCAAAGTATCTACTGCCATCAGAGGTTAAAGCCATAAAATCAAGGGTATGTGGAAGTGCTGTTAAAACATAAGTAGTAACGGTAGCTGTATCGTTACTCATAGTAAGTTTCTTAAGGTCAACTCCTTCAGTAAAGACAACTGCATCTACGTTATTAGCAGTATCTCTAGCACCAACTAGGTATAGGTTAGTTGCTGTTGCAGTTCTAGCCCTGACTGTGGTGTTAAGCAGGGTAGCCTGACCCTTAGTCCAGACATCTACACCTTTGGACTCTGTAAACTGGAAGCGAAGCGACTCATCTTGTAATGGTTCAAAGTATTTAATGCCAGCACCAAGGTGGAATGATGACTGTGAACGTAGCCACCAACCTGTAAGAGTCTGCTCACCAGGCTCTCTGGTCTGGTCAATCTGTTGCTTACGATACTGAGCTGTGACGCGGCGATAGGGTGTGTCATCACTAGCTGCCAAGAAGAATGGCAGACCAGCAAAGGCTACATCGTATGCCTCGCCAGTGGATGAGTAGCTAGTGGCCCCAGCAGGGTTGGAAAGTACGTAGGGAATACCCTCGGTAATGTCATCGCCATAGGCCATTACTTACTCCTTTGATTGAAAAGAAAATTGAGTAGTTTAGAGACATACTCAGGTCTGTAATGCTATAAAGTTTAGAGTTCTACTTCATCCCAGGATAGTGTTTCTTCGTTCCAAGAATAACGCTTGCCATCATTAGGCATTGCAACTGGAGCGTTCCATAGATAAGTTTCCTCATCTTTTGTCCAAGAAGGATATGGCTGTGGAGCAAAGAAGCCTGTTCCATCCCAGTTGTATCCAATACCAGCATAGTTCTTATGTAAGGCAGTTCCACCATCACGGGAATTGACTCCACCGTGTGTGTTATAGGAGGTCTGTATCCACTCTCCACCTAGATTTGCCTGACACCACTCTTGAGAATCGGCAACAATAACTTGTGTTACGACTCCGTTTTCAACCTTTGCATAATGAGCCATTATTATTCCTTTTCTTCTCCGTAGAGAGCCTGTGTGTTTACTAATTTTACATCACGCTTTGTTACGATTCCGCCTTTTTCATCAAGTTGATTCTTGGCGGTAGTTTCATTATCGGCAATAATGTGAACTAACATAACAACCTCATAACTAAAGCATTGAGTTGCCTTAGTTTCTTTGATCTTGCTCACATTGTTTTTCATAAAACTCCCTTGTTAGATTGCATAGCGAACGATTACTATACCAGAACCACCTGATGCACCACTTGTTGTTGTCGCGTGATTACCACCACCACCGCCACCACCGCCAGTATTAGCGGTTCCTGCAACTGCTGCATTACCATTGTCACCACCACCTCTTCCTCCACCGCCTGAGCCACCAGTTCCGAAATTATTACTAGAGTAAGTTCCACCACCGCCGCCACCTGCATAAGTTACGGATGAGCCAGTAATGCTATTTGCAGTTCCTGCTCCACCATTACCGCTTGCACTAGAAGTTCCATTAGCGCCAACAGCAGATGAACCACCACCACCGCCTGAACCATATGCTGGCGCATCTGCAACAGAGTTACCACCAGCATAACCTTCAACGGGGGAATACGAACCAGAGTTACCAGCACCACCAGTGCAAGGGCCGCCGCCAGTTCCCGCAGCACCACCGCCAGAACCACCAGAATTACCGTCAGCGTTAGGTGATGTGTTGTTTGATGCGCCACCGCCACCGCCAGTAGATGTACTGGAACCAAATACACTATTGCTTCCATTAGTACCATTTATTGTTGTAGTGCTAGAGCCAGACCCTCCAGCACCAACAGTTACCGTGTAATTTTGTGCTGTTAGCGCTTGAGATGTTAGATAGCGATAACCTCCAGCGCCACCTCCACCACCATAACTGCGACCACCACCGCCACCACCTGCTACAACTAGGTAATCAGCAGTTAAGTTTTGAGTAGGTGTAAATGTTCCTGATGAATTAAATGTATGAATTGCATATCCACCACTAAAAGTAATTGTTCCGCCAACTGCTTTTGCTTGTTGAGTTAGTGTTGCAAATGTTCCTGATGAATTAAATGTATGAATTGTGTATGGACTTGAATAAGTTATTGTTCCACCAGTTGCTGCTTGACCACCTGAGTAACGGGCAATAACTACACCAGAGCCGCCGTTGCCACCATTACCACTACCGCCACCTGAAGTGAAACCACCACCGCCACCGCCGCCACCGAGATTAGTCGTGCCAGCAGTTCCAGCATTTGTATTAGCGCCATTTCTACCTGAGCCACCGCCACCAGTACCGCCTGCTGCATCTGCTCCACTTCCGTACGCACCGCCGCCACCGCCGCCACCTGCGTAAGTTACGCTTGAACCAGAATATGAGTTAGCAGTTCCATTACCGCCAGCACCGCCATCGCCTCCACTAGGATTTGATGCTGCATTAGTTCCAGCCGCGCTATGACCACCGCCACCGCCACCTGCACCAGGAGCGCCATTACCGCCTGCGCTTCCTTGACCGCCTGATAAAGCCGCTCCACCATTATTAGAACCAGAACCACCGCCACCACCAGCACCACCAGCAGTATTAGCAACAGCACCGCCACCGCCACCCGATGAAGTAATTGTTGAAAATACTGAATTTGAACCTGTAGCACCAGATGAACCACCACCAGCACCACCTGCACCTACTGTTACAGTATGTGTACTATCAAAATTTAAAATAAAAGCGGTTGCTGTTTTAAATCCACCAGCACCACCACCACCGCCGTGAGTAGCGCCGCCACCGCCACCCCCAGCAACAACAAGGTAGTCAACTGAAAGTCCAAGGTTTCCTGAAATGGCTGAAGCCATAATCCCGATAATTGGCATTAGGCAATATCTCCTACGATAGTAAATGTGTTGCTTGCTGTACAGATCACACTACAAGCTGAATATTGAGTTCTTAAAGCTGGAGCAGTTGAGGTAGCTCCAGTTGAAGTTATAGTAACGCCAGCGCCCTGAGCAAAGGTAACTTGACCTGCGCCTATTTGTTGCAGGTTAATAACATCTCCTGCGCTAAATACGCTTGAAGGAACTGTAACTGTTATTGCTGCAGCATTAGATGCTGTGACAAGTTTGTAAGAGGCATCTGCAGCAACCAGAGTATAAGTAGTTCCAGTCTGAGCGTTTACAGAAAGACGCATAGTTGGGGTTGTAATGATTGGCGATGTAAGAGTTTTATTGGTTAGAGTATCGGTAGTTGCCTTACCTACCAGAGTATCTGTAGCAGCAGGCAAGGTTAGAGTTGTGGTTCCTGCTACCGCAGTTGCTTGTACTGTTGTGGTACCAGATGTAGACCCAGAGAAACCTAGGCTTACTATAGGCGATACTGCACTTTCAAAATCTGTTAAATCATCTGAGGTTAGAACGTGCTTGACTGTGGCACCTGAAGAGTGAGTTATACCAGATACACCTGGAGTTCCAGTTCCAGCCCTTCCTCGGCTAATAGTTAAGATGTCAC